CTACAGCATGTACTTGCTGTCGGCAGCCGTTACAGCGTATGTTGTTATCGCGAGCCTCATTGGTGATCCGTTTATGATCTTCATGTTCCTCCCCGACATGAGCCCCGCGCTCTGTTGGCTGGGGCGAATCGTACGCGACGCTCTCACCAATCGCACGCCTTACACACAGCCGTTCAAATGGTCGCTAATCTTTTTGGTCTACTGGTTCGCCGGTGACCTATGGCTACTGTGGAAAGTAGCTGAGTTCAAAACGGAACCTTACGTCGAGCCCACGCGGCAGCCTTTGGATCTGTTGTCAACATTGAACAACTACTACCACATAACCCTCGCCGCAATCCTAGCGGTGGTCTACGCATTGATAGTACTGGCGCGCCATTTGACGCGTCACTGCATGGACAAACTCGCACCCGGGACTTTGTGCCAAACACCAGATGCCATAAGGAGGCAGACTGAGATGATGGACAGGTACCCGCTTTCTGAGCAGAAGGTGAGAGAGGACAACGAACACGGAGAGGCAGCAGCACCTCGGCTTTCAGCGTACAAATTCCAAGTGGGATACGCGAAAGTCGTTGGCCGAACCGTGTACGACATACGAGGCTCACGCCGGAGTATGAAACTAGGACTCGCGGTAGAACGGCCGGTGGAGTGTTTGAAAGACGCTACCACCTTCGGCCAGGCGACCTACAGTGACAGGCCCAACAAGCCGATTGCTATCGCCACCGACGTAGACTTCCACCTGAGTGAAAAGGAAATCGGAGACCAAATTCAACATGGTCCCTTCCTGGGGTACACGATGACCCCCACCGCACCCGGCTACACCGACCGGGGCATCGAAGTCACGTACGACGGCATGTGGAACACACATGTGCCGGATAACGAGTACCGACACAACATCTGGGACTGGGAGGGCGAAAACCGAGTTTTCGACGCGACACCTCGTTGGCTTCGGCTGACCGCGCGAACACTCGCCTACGCCCCGGCCCTAGCGGTCTTCGTGTATTGCTTATGCACAGGAGACTACAACCCGCACGGAAGCGTGATGATCGACGATGAGACCGTATGGCTCGACGAACACACCACCGAGTGGACGTACCCCACAACCATCACCTGTGCCTGGGCACAGCTGTTATGGAAACCGAGTGAAGCCGTCAAGTTTGGCAACTGGATGGTCACTACGATCACGTGGGGGTACACCCTGGTACCAGCACAGTGGTACCACTACGCGTGGCAGTGCACACAGGTCATCTTCTCGGCCCTTGTGTACTCCGCCATAGCGAAGGTCATCTCACAGCTCGTCAACATCGCGATCATCCTCATAGGCAACTACGGTTGCATCGTCTGCAGGATAAAGAAACGCTACGTGACAGAGCATAAATCTCTTGTTCTCATCGTCCCCGTTGTCGCATACTCCGCTTGGGCTACCATACTCAGGCATGCTATGCTCATTGACGACGTGGAAGGACACATGAGGCACCTGCACCCCGCTGTCGTGAGTTCAAGTTACGGCAAGTGGAGCATCCTGAAGGTCGTGCGCGGTTGGACAGCCGATGTTACCGCCATCTGCCCCTTCGGCGAGTCAGCCAGTGTGGCGCTCACTAGCGCCCAGGTATCGGCTCTCCGAACGCAGGTAGCGACTTTCCCCGCAGGCAAGCTTCCGGCGGCCACCACGGCCTCCGGCGCGATACGTCGCGCCACGAGCAAAGAGGACAAGACTAAGGTCGAAGCTGAAGCAGCGATTATGGCAGTGCACGCACTGTGCGCCAGCGGCACAATCCCGCCGCGCGTCGCCGGACACCGACCACTCCGAGGGAGCCCATGCGTTGTGTACAATCACGCTGGAAAAGGCCCCGACGAAGACGAGAAGACCACAAGCCTGAGGACGTTCATGAACCCCCTCATCACCACCGCCCCCGGCCCTGAAGTCGATGAGGGCGGCAAGCCGAGCATGGCGCCGGCGGAGTCGAAAGCTAATATGGCCGTTTGTAAAGAATTGCGCACCGAACGAGTGCGTAACCACGGCCCCGCGGACCCGCGCGACATCCAGCTCAACCAGGAGGCATTGCAAATGATGATGGAAGAGGCGTGTTACCAAGGAATTGACGTAGGAAATCTGAGACTGGAAACCGAGGAGACTGTGCGCGAAACGCAAAACAGCCCAGGCCAGTCGGCAGCATACGACAAAATCCACGGAGGAAACGACATGGACGAGGACGAGCACTACATCGCGGAGATGATGAAGAAAAAGGAAGTGACGAAGAAGCCGCGCGGCATCAAGCCTGTGCCCGGCCCCGCTGACCGGATGTGGGCGTCACGAGCCTCCAAGCCTCTAGCCGAAGTGCTCAAGGCTCAACATTTCTACGGTGCGTGCACGCCGAACGAGCTACGAGAGAAGATGATAGAAAAAGCAGAAGGATGCTATAACG